CAATAAGTTTGAAATGTTGAAGTTTTCTTTAGGTATGCGAGTAAATGCAGAAATCTTTTCTACAAGAATATTAGTATCTAAATGAAATAGCTCTTTCCATGACACATTCAAGACATTAGCAGACTCGTATTCTTTAAAAAATCTAGAGGAATATTTTAGTGTGATTTTAGTAGTGACGTATTTATGGCTAAATGATATATTGGTATTAGGTTGTTCATCTATATGAAACTTTCCATAATATATCAATGCAATATCTGATATATCTTCTATGTCATATATGATAGAAATAACTTTATCAAATATGTTTAGTAGAATCTCAATATTCATTAAATGCATTGCAGGATAATATACAGGCACTGATCCTTCTTTACCTATTAGATTCAACATAGAATTAATATTTAAAGTATCATTTTGAAAACGTGGGCCAAAGGCTGATTCTTTGGGTATATTAAAATCTGATAGATTGTTTTGATGAGCGTTGCCATGTACACTTAAATATATATTGTACTTATTGTTGGTTTTGGCAGCAGTAATGAAATTAGACAAGAACTGTCCTCCTGTCCCTGACATATATCGAATAGGTATAATATCAATATTCTTCTGAACCATCTATTACTATCCAACCCAATTTCAATAAATCTTCTCGTATCTCATCAGTTACGCAACCTTCTGGTACAAACTTTTTACCTTGTATATACGATTCTTGCTGTTCTTTAGTAAGGGCACGAAATTCATCATCGTCAAGTATCTTAGCATCTCTGATACCACTACAGTACCAATCAATGTAATCGCCCTTACCTTGCATATCAGCAATAATGCCACCTGCACTTCTCCAACTACGACTCCAACGTTTATCAGTTAGTATAGGCCATACGTCATTTTTAGTAAAATCATTGTTACACATAGCCGCATACAAGTGTTGTGCATATACATCACCTTTAACTTTATCAATAATCCATTGAGTACTACGTAGGTCATACTCCATGTTATCTTTTTGCCACTCAGGATCTACTATGTTAGACGCATCTTGTTCACGCCAAGTTTTGTATATGTTAACATAGTCGGGATTGGGCTCTTCTCCCTTTTCCTTACAGCGTTCGATATACCCTTCCTCTTGGAAGGTATGTCGTTCTGGGCTACTACTTATCATCTTCTACCTCTATCCATGTGTGATCTCCTAGCCATTTAACTCTACAAATATATTCATATTGTTCAGGGGCACGGCCTGACCAATCATTAGGACCGTGAATGCTTAATCTAGTAAACTGTTTCAATGTATCAAATAACAACCAATATATGTTACCATTGGCTAACTGAAAATCATATTTAGCGGCATGAACCATATCAGTCAAGTCTAACCGATGTTTAATCTGCTCTGCTTGTTTCTGTAATACATTAACTAGTTCCATGATTCTATCATATTCTTGCTTGGCATGCAACCTTGCAACATTAAGCATAATGTCTTTATGCTTTTCTACAGGGACTAAATCAAATTTGGGTCCACTACTTTCAGTAGCGTATGGTGTTACATTGCGATTAAAGAAATGAATCAGTGACCCACTACTAGTGGAATCATAACTACTAACTCCATTCGCTGAATTTGGTTTGTCACTCATTAGTTATTATATATTATTTTCTGATTTAGGAATAGTCTTTTGGGTATTAGTTGTCTTTTTATGTTTACTGTAAAAGATATGATTACCTATCTTAGCTACTTGCTTATAAGGCCACAACGGGTCAACAGTTAGGTTATGAAAAAACAATGCTGATTTAGGTAACACATCGTTATATGCATCATTAGCCATAACATCATAAGCTACTTGTTGGGCTAGCTTGTATCGTTGACTATTCTTATTTGGCTCAGTTTTGCCCTCACAAACCCAACTAAACTGACATAGTTTAACTTTGGTAGTTTCATCGTCAACTACTTTTTCTACAATATGTGCTTGGTATATAACAGCACAAGGAGTATGAGCGAACCCATGAGCTACTCTATTCATTACCACATGTGCAACTGCCGCTTGACCTATGATAGATTCACTACCTGCTTCATAGAATATATTCTTTGCCATACACGCAAGTTGTTTAGGGTCTACTACCTTAGCTACAACGACTTCTTCTGGTTCTTCTTGTGTAGTAAACAGGTCTATCGTGTCAGCAGTAATGTATACACCTATAATTATAATGAAGGCAGTAACAGATTTAAGAAAATTTAATTTCATAATTTATCCTTTTAGATTAAATCCCAGCAATCACAATTGCAACGAATTACATCGTCAATAGCTTCTGCTATAGTGTAGGTTGATGATAAAAGAGTATTTGATATGTTATAGATATTCAAATTGGGCGGTGTGATATTTGCATATTCAGAACCGCTAAATGAACCTGGTGTAGTTGAAGTTCCATAATCTACTACCTCAAATGTTGAACTAGTAGAACTAGTAGAACTACTTGTATTAGATACAGTAGTAGCTGTGTTAGATCCAGTAGTTCCAACATTTGCTGGATTGTTTGTAGAATAATCTGGGTTAACTATTATTGAATTATTTGTAGTAGGATCATATGTAGCGATTGGAATAGTTCCTGTTGGTACTGTCTGTCCACCTACTACAACAGGAGTACCTGCAAGTATAGATTCTTGCAGATTAGTTAATGTATCTTTGATATTGTTATCTAGTGTTACACCCATCTCCGTCAATCTGTTTTGATTACGACTCTCACGCATCATAGCAACAATACTTTGACCACCCGGTGTGTTTAAATTACATATTGCTTCTAATGTTTGCGTATACATATGTGGCATAATGTTTTTAGCATACAACGGAATAGAATCAGTAAACGTATATTGTGCTGTGGGGAACAATGATAAGAAATCTTCTCTTACATCATCTAGTGGTGGTCTTAATGCACTAACTCTTGCACGTTGTTCAATGTTTAGTTGGTATCCAGTATCATTCCAAGAGTCATTAAGACTTTTACACTGTGTTGGCTTTGCTAATAAGATAACATCAACTTCATCGTTTGCTTGGTCAACATATAATTGTATAGGGGTGTTCATACCCGGCCACTGTGCAGGACCTGTTATAACGGTTCCTGCAGTGCCTTTACCATATCCCAATGACACGTTAGTTCCTGCTGTAGAGAAATTACCATTTGGTTGAACTGGTAAATCGTCAGGCGGGGGTAATTCAATATAAATTATTTCTTCTGGTGGAGTAGGTGCTGCCGGTGGTCCAACTTGCATTACCGATGTTTGGTCATAATTGTAGGGGGTACCAAAATTTGCACTTAAACCATTAACTCTACCAAAATCTCCCGGTATATCATTATCGTTTGTGCCTATAGTACAAGTTGCACTTGCACCTACGTTATTTGGTTGTATAACAATTAACGGTGGGGGTGCAGTTCCTCTACCATAACCTCCACCTTTAACGTCTACCGCAAAACTTATTGTGTAATACCAATCATCGATTCTAGGTTGTCCTGCAATTGGAGGAATTGCTGACGGGTCAGGGGCAATATACGGTTGAATCAATACGTTATATACTGACTGGGTAATGCTCATTCTTGCACGTTGGTATGTTACTGCAAGATAAGTCTCATGGTATATGTTGAATAGTTTTGTAGTAGCTACTTCATTTAACTTATTGTAAATGTTTATCAATGGTCCGTTATAAGGCAAGCCACTCATACAACCAAAAAAGTCACTCATCGTATATGATTGTTGTGGGCCGCTACCTAGTGCAATCAACGGGCGAGCCGCATTGCGTAGATTTAAATTTGTAGGTACTTGTGTTCCATTAACATTTAAACCTTTAATAGTTTCTAAGTTCATACATACTTGTGCAAACTTTTCTACTGGAACAGTGGTAATGTTTTTAATTTGACCTACTGATACACCAAACGCACCAGCCGCAGTTGCTACGTCAGGTGGCAATATACCAGCTAAATATGATCCAAACCCTACAGGAAATTGTTGTATTATTGTTTCTGCCATATTATCTTACCGCATTGTCAAATGTATCATATACTTTGCCACCGTTACCAGTACTGGTTGTAGTTGTAAGAGCTGGTTCATTAGTAACAGGAGTAGTTTGATTTAAGTTTTCTGAAATTTGAGGAGCACCAGTTGGTGTCTGTGTACCAATCTGATTTGATACTTGTGGGCTATTTAAATTACCATTCACTCCGCCGCCACTATAGATAGGATAGTATGTCTTACTATTAGTTACAGCTTGCGTAGTATTATACACTGGAACTGTCAATGATTGATAGCTATTAGGGAATAACTTTTTAGGATTCAATAAATCAGCTAATGAGTCTAACCCTGCTGTCTTGCAATTTAATGGTATTAATACTTCAGCAAGACCATCACCTACAATAAGATTGAATGCCCCGTATATTTTACGTTCTTGTTCTGTTGTAGCAGGACTTAAGTTACCTAACAGTTGACCTAACTCATCTTGCTGAATCCCAGATGCTAATAATGCTAAACTTACATTTTTTGTAAGTGCATTATTTTTTACCATTGTTAGTAATAGATTAGATGGTAATCCAAATGTAGAAATTTTACTTAAATCAATTGCTTTACCTGTTTTAATTAAATCTTGTCCAAATATGTTTGTAGATAGACTTACACCAGTTATATCTGCTGTAATTAAATCATTCATATTACTATAAGTGCCATCTAAGAATGTTTTACTATTATCAACTGAAAGTATTGCATTGTTAGAATATTCTGCATAACTATAACAGTTCATCCAAGATTGTAAAAAATCTCTATAGCCTGCTGGATTGTTGACTGACCCTGTTCCCAATGTGCTATTGTAATTAAACTCCATCCAAGCCTGCAATGGCATTAGTCTTACGTATGCCCATTGTGTTGCTGGATTAGCTGTGGTGACACTTGATGTTACTGGTAAAGGACGATTGTTTTTATAATAAGAACCGCCCCAGCCTTTTAAATCACCTAATGTGAATGAACCTACACCATACGGGCCTATCTTTTGTTCCCAAGTATATAAAAATGATTTAGCATTACCTAATCCAGGTACTTGATTATCAATTCTAAAATTGCCGGGTGTTGTGGCATTACCGTAATTAGCAGTTATGTACACTCTAAAAGACAATCCGTTTACAGTGGCTATCTCCCAATTTCCATTATAGAATCCTGCAGGTACTCCGGGGTCAAGACTTGAAATATTTGAACCTTCAATTAAAATATAAGTACCGGGTGCAAGTTGAGGGCCACTACTGTATATTACCTCAAAATAAATTGTATCTGTATCCGGTATAACACCTGATGTTATACTAGTAATATTAACTGTAGTAGTTCCACCACCAATACTTATTAAGTTATTATATGTAGCTTGATCGGGCCATCCGTCATTTGGTGGCACAGGACCTATATCTTCGTGCCCTTTATAAGCCTCATTGATAGCATATGTAATAACACGTAATACAGTGTCTTGGCATACTTTACCAAAAGAAAATGACGTAAAACTTGTACTACTACCTGCATATGAAACAAAGGTAGGATTAATTTGCAATCCTTGTGCTACTAACAATGAGTTAAGACTATTAACTCCTAATGGGCTTTGTTTTCCTGTATCACTCATGGAACAAATACATCCGGGCTACCTTGTATCATATGATGACCACAGCTATTACCTGAACCAACTCTTGCTACGGCTATACCATCAGCAAACACAGTAGGACTACCATTTGTTACAATCGCACTTTTATGTGGACCTTTGAATGGTGCGTGAGGAGTAAGTTTGCTACCCTGTTGTCCAACTAATATTCCATTGGCAAACACAGTGCGAGCACCATTAATAATGGCACCTTTCATTTCATTCGTATCCCCTATCCTACTTATCTGTGGCATTAATTATCCTAATACAATTTTTTTATCTGGTACTTTGATACCAGTTGTTGCTTCTAAATACTTCATTCTAACACTATCGTCAGTTTCAGCATAAAGAGCAATACTACTAGTATTTAGCTTAAAATCACCCTTCGGATTTGCGGTGAATACGCTAGGGATCATTTGCATACCCTGTTGTGTAGGTGCGATAGAGACTGGTTCTTCAATAATAATGAAATCACCACCTGCTTGAATAACCTTAGCGATTAGTTCTTCTCCTGAGTTAAGTTTAAATGTATATACTGTGTTTGGTTCGATTGCTATTTGCATTGTGTTCCTTAGGCTGCAAGTTTTTCTTTGAGTTCTGTAAACCCACCCACAAGTTCATCTTCAATAAAGATTTGCGGTACTGTTCTGGCAGTTGGTACTGCTTCTAATAGTTCTTCTTTTGTGTATCCGTCACCAATCTTCTTTTCTTCGATTATGTAACCTTTACTTTTCAATAATGCCTTTGCTTGGTCGCAATAAGGGCAGTGATATTTACTCCAAATAGTTGCTTTCATTTTTATTCTCCTTTTTAATGTCTTGTCCAATATTTACATTTAGGAAATGTCATTCCTAAACCTTCGTCATACTCTAATATTGTATCTTTAGTAATATTATACTTATCTATACCTTCTTGTAGTTTTTCAGGAATCCAATAATCTATTCCTAAAAAATACCAATAATCATTACTATTATTAATAAACTCATGCATATCGTCTGCATGAAACGCAAACATCATACCTGATTGCAGTGGCACGTCTTGGTTGTTTATCTTAATAGAAATGTCTGGTGAACTTTGCTTTGTTGCAGTGTATATATAACGTGTGACACCTACTTGGTAAGGTAAAGTGTCTACGTGTGCTGAAATCTTACTACCAGGTGGACAATCCCAAACAATCATTCTACCAAATGGTCCAGTCTCTTTGTTAAACTTTCTAGCCATTTCAAATAGTTCTAATGACTTAGTGAATAAAGGATTATACTCGTACCCATTCAACGCTAAATGTATTGTACTTTCCTCATACAAAATGTTAAAGTTTCTATTAACAAAATGCAATCTTACATCATCAAAAACGCCTTTAGTAATATTTTCTGGATCTGATGTTCTGACCCCTTTATCATCTACTCTCCAATTAACTGCATGATGCCAATCTGGATCAAGCTGTTTAGCTGTTTCGATTTCTTTTGCAATAGTTTCTGCCCATTCAGGGAACTGACATACATTAAATATTGGGGAGTTCATCATATTCAATACTATCAGTCATCACACCAATAACATAGTTGGTTGATTCGTTTTCTTGTAATGCTGTTTGTTTCTTACTTGTGTCAACGTGTTTGTTGAACCAAGGAATAGGTGTTGTTTTGGGTGCGGGATTATTATATCTAATACCAATTTCTTTTAATGCAGATACAGCCGTGTAATCAACAAAGTCTTTCAACACAGTTGCATTTAATCCAATGACTGGACCCATCTTAAACAAGTAGTCTGCCCATTCTTTTTCCTCACGAATAACATCCAAGTAAAGTTGATAGACTTCTGCTTCACACTCAGATTTAACTTGTGCGAAACGACTATCTTCTTTAACTACTTGGTTAATAAGGTAGGCAGTCCAGCCTTTATGGAGAAGTTCATCTTGGAGAATTAAACTGATAATATTGCCATTACCAATAAAGATTTTGTTCTCAACCATTGCTAAACTTGTAGCGAATGATACCATAAAGCGGAATGCTTCCAATGCGTAACTGGCATGTAATGCCATGTAAATTGCTTTGATGTGTTCTTTCTCGTTCACATCTTGACCTAACTCTTTGCGACAATTAACTTTGTGTAGTTCATCATAATAACGACCAACACTACTTGCCATATCTACAATCTCTTTTGTATCGTGTATAGTATTGAATACATCTTTAGGAACATTATAAATGTTACGAATAATGTGACTATAACTGCGACTGTGAATGTTAGTCTCAAAGAAACTCCAGTTGTAAATCAATGCTTCTAGTTCAGGCAATGATACTACTGGAGTAAACACTTGACTAGGTGCACGACCTTGTAAACTATCTAGTGCTGTTTGACGTAATAGGTTACTAGTAAAGATATGTTTAACTGCATCGCTTGCTTCTTTGAAGTCATTGGCATCTTTAGTAAGACTGACTTCTTCCGGCACCCAAAAGAAACCACGTGCTGTTGTTTCAAAGTCTGCAATCTTTTTGTATTTTACTTCTTCAAATCTTTGAATGGTTACGGGACCTTCCGGGTCCAAAAACATTTTTCTATTCAAATAATCTGTCTTAGTGTGTAAGTTGTATTGTTGTTTTGACATTATTGTTTCCTTAAAGCTTACAAGCTTCGCAATCTTCTTCATCCATATCATTAAAGCCGCTTGGCAAATCTAATACAGTTTCGTCTTGGCTCTTACTACCTGCTTTGTTAATCAAGCTATAGTAGAATGTCTTTAGTCCCCAATGGTGTGCCTGCATCAAGTTCTTAGCAATCAATGTTGTAGGAACTTTTCTCTCAGGGAAATGTGCTGGATTATAAAACGTATTAGTACTTATGCTTTGGTCAACATAGGCTGCAATCACTGCCGCTGTCTTTAAATAACCATCACAATCTTTTTGATCCCACATCATTTGATATTTGTTTTTCAGTCTATGATATTCTGGAACAACTTGTACAAAACTTCCTGCTTTACTTTCTTTAACTGATATCAAACTCATTGGCATTTCGATACCGTTAGTAGAGTTAATAACGACACTACTAGATTCTACAGGGGCGACAGCCATTTGTGTAGCATTACGGACGCCATAACTACGCATCATTGCACGTAATCCTTCCCAATTTAATTCGGGTTCAAAGTTTGCTAACTCGTTAACACCTTTGGCACGTAACTCCCAGGGGAATACACCTTGTCCATAACGTGTCTTATCGCTATGCTCACACCGACCACGTTCTTGTGCTAGTTCTACGCTTGCTTCAGTTAAGTAGAAGGATAAGTGTTCCATCCACGTCTTGACTTCAGCCAAGGAATCTTTTTCTCCGTATCTGAGGCTTCGCTTGGCGTGCCAGTAGGCAAGATTAGTAATTCCAATTCCGAGAGGTCTGATTTCGTCGTTGGAGAGTTTAGACTGGATGGAAAGAAAGTCTTGATAGTCAAGAATGTTATTGAGGCTACGATGCAATATGCGACAAGCACGGCGCATGTCTTCTGGGTTACGGAACGCACCCCAATTGATTGAGCCCAAAGTGCAAAGTGCGATACGACCATCGCTGTCATCCAAACGTTTAAAGGATTTAGTAGGTAAAAGTATTTCACAGCAAAGATTACTCTGGTAAATTGTATGATATTCAGGATCAAATGGTCCTTGATTCATTACGTTATCAACGAACACTAAGTAGATACGTCCTGTATCTGTGCGCTCTTTAAGAATGCCTGACTTGAATACTTCTTCAGCACTCATTGTTTTCTTACGCAAGCCTGATTGCTTTTCGTATTTCACATAGAGTTCTTCAAACAGTTCTGTATTACTATAGAATGCTTGATAAAGATCAGGAACTTCATTTGGATCAAAGAATGTTATTTGTTCTTTGTTTTTAAATCTTCTCCAGAAGAAAGCACTAAGCACAACCCCATAATCCATATGACGGACTCGGGTTTCGTCGGTTCCTTGGTTGTTCTTAAGAACAATAAGGTCATCAAACTGATGATGCCAAATAGGATAAAAAACAGTAGCACTTGCATTACGAATACCTCCTTGACTGCAACTACGTAAATCGCCGAACCATTTCTTTAAGAATGGTATCATGCCGGTGTGCATAATTTCGCCACCACGAATAGGACTACCTAATGGTCGTAGTCTGCCAATCTCTAAGCCAATGCCAGCACGTTTACTAGCATATTTAGCCATCATTTCACCTGAAGCAAATATACTGTCCAAATCATCGTCACTGCGGATAAGTACGCAACTACTAAACTGTTTAGTAGGAGTCCCAAGACCAGCGAGCACAGGAGTAGCAAGAGTGAACAACCCATCACTGGCTGCATTATAATATTCTTTGATATAACGCATACGGGC